AGCGAGCTAGAATATGCGTCAGACTTGGACGAATGACGTATAAAGAATTTGCTAGCTCTTGTGTCTTTGAGCCATGAGGTGCAAGAGCTGGATTTTTATAATCAGGTTAAAACATGAAATACAACAAACAAGCCATGATTAAAGCTTTGAAACATTCAATCGAAGTGGCAGAAAAAAGGATTGAAGAACTGAAGAAACCAAGTCAAAAATCAGCGGTGCACATAAGAGCTGCTGAAAGAGATTTTTGGAGGAAAAAACTGAAAAGGTATGAAGAACAGTTGGAGGAGTTGAAGAATGAATAAACAGGAAGCGTTGAAAAGGATTGAGGTACAGAAAAAATTCCTCATAAACCTTACTGGATGGGCGGTTTATGTATATATAGTGGAGCTTATTAAAAGTCTAGACGAACCCGAAAAAGTCAAAGTTCCGCAGTTTGTGGCGGAACATATCAAACACGCAAAAGAAATTGGACGGGATTTACAAGATGCTATGAATTCGTCATCTATTCACGCAGAAGTGGACGAGTGGCTCTATACAGATAATAACATGGAACTCTTCGCTCGCGCATGGCTTGACGGCTACGAGGTCGAAAAAGAGAAGCGGTATTTAGTAAAAGTGAAAGGGATTTGTGGAAATCACGGAACTTTGAACCGCGAGAAACATTCAAACAGATGGCTCTTCTCAGACCGTGAAGAAAACTCACTTTATGGCACACACCACACCCGCAAAGAACTCGAAGAAGCTGGTTTTGGCTGGGTGTTTGATTGTGAGGGCGTGGAAGTTGAGGAGGTAGAGTGATGGAAGAAGTTATTATGGCTACATTACCTAACAAAGAATTAAATCGTTTGATTAAAATTGAAATTGCAGTTGAAAATTTAATTGAAAACGGAATTCTTGATGAAGATGTATATAATCAGTATTTGAACGAAGCTTAAATTGAGGAGGTGGAAGAATGAAAGATTTGATGTTTTGGGGAATGTTCTTTGCTTGTTTGCTGATTTCAGCTATGACATTCTACATTATGTATTCTCAGGCTATGGTCAATAGAGATTTGGAAAGAAAATACAAAGACTTAAACCAAGAAATTTCAAGAGTTTTTGGTTGGGATAATTATGACTGGGCAAATAATTTTAGGGATTATGCTCGCAAAATTGAAGAACTTATCAAGTTTAAAAAAGAAATTGAACAACTTGAAATCATTAAAAAAGCAATAGAAGTCAAAAGTTTGGAAGAGTTGCAGAAGAAGAAAGAACATATTGAAAATGTAATCAAAACGTTAGAAAAATGAGGAGGTGGAGTGATGAGTTATGATTTGGAAATCTTAGGAAAAATAGAAAACGGAGATTATATTTGTATCGATGAACCTGAACACAGTTCTCCAACTTACAATCTTGGGAAAATGTTTAGGGTGGCTATGGATTGGGATTTCAAACAAGGCACTATCTACAACGTTGCTCAGATTTTTGAAAACATTCAACGTGGCATCTCAGAATTGGAACAGCACCCTGAAAAGTATGTGCAGTATGAACCCAAGAACAAATGGGGGACTGTAAGCAGTGCGTTAGAAGATTTAAAATCATTGAGAAATTGTATTTTAGGACAAGATATCGATACAAAATACTTATATATGAGGTGGTAACATGAAAAGGCCAAGCAGATACCCTTACACAAGAAGCCAGTGGATTGAAGAAACCGCTGATTATTATACATATGCAGACGGTAGTTACTTTACAAGTCATATTTTAAAAAATAGACTTACTAGAGAAATTAAGAGCAAGGAGATGGAAGAATGAGTAAATTTGAAATCTCCCTGTCTAAAAATGACCTTGAACATATCGCTAACGGTTATGATATCAAAATCAAAATCAACGGTAAAAGATTCTTGGAAACAAATGAAATCATTTTGAAGCCTGCATTGACAAATGATGTTATGGCTCCGATATTGAATTATAGAAATAAAATAATCGATACTGAACATCAAAATATTGTTAATAATTTTGTGGGAGGTGCAAGATGAATAATGAAGTCTTTGAAGAATTGAAAAAGCTTATGAGTTATTTTCCCGACTCATTTATAAACAGACAATTAGAACTTATTCTCATCCCAAAAACAAACACTTACTTTTCTTTAAGAGATTGTTTGACAAAAAAGGATGTTATTTCAAAGGTGCTAATGTGGTGCACTAGAGCTATAGATAAAGGCGAGCCTTATCAACAACGAAAACGAAATATCGACTTTTATGTGGATAATCGCGATCGTTTGAGAAAATATTTAGGTGCAGATATCAATGTGCATGTGGTTTATGATTGCTTAGGAAATGGAATTAACAAAGAACTAACACACAGATTTATCGAGAGTGGTTTTGATATGAATTTACTTTATAAGGAGGTAAAGGAATGAAACGATTCTTAATCGGCTATGCCTTACTTACTACTTGCTTGTTATTCATGCAGCGTGAAGCACAAAAACCCTTGCTTGTCTATCATGCAGATAGTAAATACACTATTACTGGCAAGGTTACGGAAAAACGAAAAATCGGAAATCTATTTACTATCACGGTTAACGGGAACGTTTTCGTGGTGAGTGAAGAAAAATTTGAAAAAGTAGAAATTGGAGAAGAGGTAGAAATTTGAAATTTCTTGATCTATTCGCTGGCATCGGTGGATTTCGTCTTGGAATGGAGTCCGCTGGTCATGAATGCGTTGGATTTTGTGAAATAGACAAATACGCTAGAGCAAGTTATAAAGCGATACATAACACTGAAGGAGAAATAGAGTTACATGACATCACAGCAGTATCAGACGAGTCTATTCGAGGATTCGGAAGTGTGGACGTTATCTGTGGAGGATTTCCGTGCCAGGCTTTCTCAATTGCGGGACACAGACGAGGTTTTGAAGATACACGAGGAACTTTATTCTTTGAAATCTGTCGGTTCGCATCTATTCTCAGACCTAAATATCTATTCCTTGAAAACGTCAGAGGACTCCTCAACCATGACGGGGGGGCTACATTTGAAACCATCATCAGAACCTTGGACGGATTGGGGTATGATGTGGAATGGCAAGTGCTTAATAGCAAGAATTTTGGAGTGCCACAAAATCGGGAGCGTGTGTTCATTATCGGACATCTTAGAGGAGAACGTACCAGGAACATTTTTCCTATCGGACGAGAAAGTCAGTCAATTAGTAGTCAATCAGTCGTGAAAATTGGCAATGTAAATCCATCTGGGAACGGTATGAATGGGGAAGTTTATCAAGCTGATGGTTTAGCTCCTACGCTCACAACGAATAAGGGAGAGGGGCAAAAGATAGCAATAAAAAGTAATACTATAAAACAGTTTGGGGTATTGCAACCTAATTTTAATCAATGTGGCGTGGTTTACGAAACAGACGGCATCGCACCAACAATTCGAGCTTATCAAGGTGGAGGTCTTGAGCCTAAAATTATTCAGCGCGCACATGGTTATAATCAAGGTGGAGAACATAACATCGCTCCAACCTTGACTAGCAACTGCTATCACGAAAATAATGTTTTAAAAATAACAGAGGCAACCTCTCAAGGATATGCTGAAGCAGAAATTGGCGATAGTGTGAACCTATCACACCCAAACTCTAAAACAAGACGAGGTAGAGTTGGTAAACAAATTGCCAATACTTTATTGACTGGAGAGAGTCAAGGGGTAGTAGAGCCTGATTTTAGAATTAGAAAGCTGACACCTCGTGAATGTTGGAGGTTACAAGGTTTTCCAGACTGGGCTTTTGATAAGGCGCAAGAGGTCAACTCTAACAGTCAATTATACAAACAAGCAGGAAATAGCGTGACAGTCAATGTCATCGCTGCAATAGCAAAGGAGTTATTATGAACACACTAGAAAATGTAAAACAATGGTTTATTGATCGTGATTTAGAAAACGGTGGACGATTAGACAAGCAGTCTTTAAAACTTAGTGAAGAATTTGGAGAGCTATGCGCTGGTTATCTCAAGAAGAATGAGCAGTTAACCAAGGACAGTATCGGAGATTGTGCAGTCGTTATTGTTGGTCTGGCCTTATTAATCAAGGAAGATGTGAATCAGATTTTCGAAGAGTCTGATAACATTCGCAAAAAAGATGTGATGGAATGTTTCGTCTCCATCAATGCAAACATTAGTGAGTTTCAACTCTCACAAGGGTTTGCCAGCAAGGAATTGTGTAGGCATAATCTAGTACGCTGCATTGGTTATCTGAAAAATCTTGGTTATGATTTTGATGAATGTTTTGAGTTAGCTTATCAAGAAATTAAAGACCGTAAAGGTCGCTGGATTGATGGTTCATTCGTGAAAGAGGAGGATTTACCAGATGATTCCAAGATTTAGAGAGTGGCATAATGAACTTGGTCGAATGATGTCAATAAAAAACATGTGGTTTCAAGACAGTCGCATTGAAGAACTTGAACTAAATGACGCAGTCATGAATGATCATATTACAGCTTATCCTGACGAAATCGAGCTCATGCAATCAACAGGATTAGTCGACAAAGAAGGTACAGAAGTTTTTGAGGGTGATATCTTACATCATCAGATACAGACAGAATATACCTTTATTGTCAAGTATGATAAAGACAAAGGGCGCTGGTATGGTGACGGTCTAAGTCGTACCTATCGGATTGACATCGCAAAGAGATTCCTACCGTATTATTACAAAGTAATTGGGAATATCTACGAAAATAAAAATTTGTTGGAGGTTGAGAATGAGGATTAAAACATCAAACGGAGCAATCATCAACGTCAACAACATGAAACGAAGCATCACAATAGAAGGAATCGAGCTCGGCTCAGATTGTCAAGCTTTAGTATCTAAACATCAAGATGGTACAGGTACGATCACTTTAGTCTTTGATGGAAAGATTATTTGAAATACGCAAGGAGATTTGAAAGATGCAGCTAAGATTGAAAGAACTTAGAGAGGACCTGTGTATCTCTGTAGGACAGATGGCAAAAGAGACAGGTGTTTCGCAAAATACAATTCATTTGTATGAGCGAGGTGGATATCCGTCGATTAAGCAAATTGAAATGATTGCTAAAACATATGACGTGAATCCTGCTTGGTTAGTTGGATGGATAGATGATGAAATGATGCCTGCAATCCAGGCAGTCGAAAAAGTGGTCTATAAAGAAAGTCCAACAGCAAGACTGCCAGATTATTTCAACAACAATAACGATGGTAAGATTATCAAATGGGTTAAATCCAAAAGATATATGGGAGGTAAGGTTTGGGCAAAAAGAACTTAACAAAGGCAAGAAGAGATTATCTTGAGTTTGAACTCGATGATAAATATTTAAATATTGACAAACTTATCGGCCAACGAAGGCATGAGCTAGAACGTTTGTACGAAGTCAAGCATCTTACTGTTCCTGGCATTGATGATACTGGAGCAAGTGGCAGTGGGACATTCGTCAACAGGTCGGAGAATCTAGCGGTTGCTTATGCAAGCGATCCTATGATTTTAAGATTAGAAAATCTCCAAAACGCTATTTCCCAATTACTAGAGAATCTAGAACCAGATGACAAAAAAATATTCTATCTTCGCTGGGGAGAACATACTGGATACGACTGGATTCAAGTTTGGCACATCATGGAGAACGGAGAAACTGGGTACTTGTATAGACACAGCAAGCAGATTTACAGAAGACGTGAAGTGATTCTCGATACACTTTCAAATTTGCTCTTTATGTAAAGTTGTCAAAAAAACATATAGAATTGACAAAAAGAATGTGATAGATTGATACTATCCAAAGCACTGAGAAAATCTTAGTGCTTTATTTTTTTGTGAAAGGAGCAAAGAACTATGAATATTGTTGAACCGTTAAGAGATAAGGATGATATCCAATCCATGAAGGACTATCTATCATCTTGGAATGAAAAGTATTACATGTTATTTCTTTTGGGAATCAATACAGGTTTTCGAGTTGGAGATATTCTCAAACTAAAGGTTAAAGATGTTCAAGGTTGGCACATTAAAGTTAGGGAGCAAAAGACAGGGAAATACAAGAGCATCAAAATGACAAGACCGCTCAAGAATGAATTGAGGGAATTTGTCAAAGATAAAGAACCACATGAGTATCTATTTCAGAGTCGTGTCGGAAAGAACAAGGCACTTAGCTATAAGACGGTTTACTGGTTTCTTAAAAGAGCTGCTGAAGACTTAGGCATTGACAATGTCGGTACTCATACCATGCGAAAAACATTTGGCTATCATTACTACAAGAAGTACAAGAACGTTGCAGACTTGATGTCATTATTCAATCATTCAAGTCCAGCAGTCACACTAATTTATATTTGTGTAAGGCAAGATGAACTTGATACTAAGATGAGTAATTTTAGCCTCTAATATTTTTTTGTTTTTTTCAACTATCTATAACGAGGGAGTTTCTAGTTTATATTTTAAATATAGCCTGAAGCATTGTCTGTATTAGTTTTTGAGTGTGAAACAAAATTGGATAAAATATAAGATATAACTAATTCAACAGGGATATTTTACATAAATTCAAAACTCAAAAATAAATCTTGTCAAAAAAAGATATAGAATTGACAAAATGAATCTGATATATTTGTATCATGTGAAAATCCAGAAGTTGAAGGAGTGGTGTAGGCGATGGCTTATTTTAAAAATCCTAAACACTCAGACTGGTTCAGAGCTTGGCAGATTATGTTCTATAACTCCAAGCCATGGAGAACTTTAAGAAATAAAGTCAGACACCATAAAAGAATGCGATGCGATATGTGTGGACGTTTAATTCATAGCAAGAGCATCGTCGACCATATCATAGAGATAGATGAAACTAATTATCAAGATGAGTCTATTACTCTCAACGAAGATAACCTGCAATTACTTTGTCTCGAGTGTCATAATACAAAAACATTTCAAAGCAAAATAAATTTAAATTTAGAAAATCGAAATATTAATTTATTTTGATTTTTTTATTTTTTGATTTTTATCAGATCCCCCCTATTTTAAATTTTCACACACCCAAAATAATAACGGTGTCAATCCTCTTATATACCTCTCCCCCAAAAATGACGAAAATTGATACAAGAAAGGAGCATGATTTTGAAAATCAATGAAGTTTTAGAAAAGCTAGGAATAAGTCGTGCTACCCTCACCAGGTATCGAAAAAAGCTAGGCATATTTGAAGAAACTCGGTCGAATATCACAAAAAGTCAGTTCAAAGAGTTAGAAAAGCTTGCAAATCAACGACAAAAGTATACAAGAGAGGAACGTGTAGAGCTATCTCGTAAGACTTTTAAACTGATTCCAAAAGAAAAAATGCTTGAAATCAATGACAATGATTCAGTAGGTTTGAAAAATCTTAAAACTCAATACAATCATAATCAAAAAGTTATTGAAAACTTCCAACTGGAAATCAATAAAGTCATCAATGACGGTGAGCTACCTGATAAGTATTTACTTGATGGAATGGAAAAGTATCAAAAGCTAAATATGCAGATTATGTCAACGATTGAAAAGCAAAGTCCACAGGGTGATAGCCTCAAAGAAATGATTCAGGAGAAGTTGGCTCGATATGGTTGAGATGAAATATTTTGATAAATATGCTCAGCTAGTCTACTCAGGGAAGATTCGTGTTTGTGAACTTACGATGAAGTCGATTAAACGAGTGGAGAGGTACAAGGAGCAATACATCTTCAAACAAGAAGAAGCTGATAAACGGATTGAGTTCATTGAGGAAGAGTGCAGCAACACTAAAGGTCTCGCTGGCAAGTTACGTTTAGCTTTACCTCAGAAGGTCTGGCTAGAAACAACGTGGGGTTTTTATCATACAGTTGAAGTTACAAAAACAGATCCCGATACACTTGAAGAATATAAAGATTTTGAAGAAAGGCGTCTCATTCATGAGGTGCCTATTATTGTACCTCGTGGTACAGGAAAAACCACCCTTGGTTCTGCCATTGGTGAGGTTGGTCAGATTATTGACGGTGAGTGGGGTGCTGATATTCAGCTTCTAGCTTACAGTCGTGAACAAGCTGGATATCTGTTTAATGCTTCTAGAGCTATGCTGTCGAACGAAGAGAGCTTGCTACACTATATGCGTGAGGCTGACATACTACGGTCAACTAAACAAGGTATCTTGTACGAGACAACTAATAGTCTTATGTCAATCAAGACTTCCGACTATGAAAGCCTTGATGGTACTAATGCTCACTACAATATTTTTGATGAAGTGCACACTTATGATGATGACTTCATCAAGGTTGTGAATGATGGTTCGAGTCGTAAGCGAAAAAATTGGATAACCTGGTACATCTCCACCAATGGGACGAAACGGGACAAGCTTTTTGATAAGTATTACAACATCTGGGTAGATATTCTTGATGAAAAGATTGTCAATGATTCGGTCATGCCTTGGATTTATCAGCTGGATGATGTTTCTGAAATTCACAATCCAGATATGTGGCAGAAAGCTATGCCTTTACTCGGTATAACGACTGAGAAGGAGACGATTGCCAAGGATATTGAAATGAGCAAGAATGATCCAGCACAACAGGCTGAGCTGATGGCTAAAACATTTAATCTCCCTGTTAATAACTATCTTGCTTACTTCAGTAATGAAGAGTGTAAGGGGTGGTCAGATAAATTTGATAATAGTTTATTTGTCGGAAATGAGGAACGGAGTGCTCGCTGTGTACTTGGTGTTGACTTGTCGGATGTCAATGATATTTGTTCGGTCTCATTTATGGTTGTGCGTGGCGAAGAGCGTCAGTATTTGAACAAGAAATTCATGCCACGTCATACGATTGAAGGACTTCCGAAAGAACTGAGGGATAAATACGCTGAGTGGGAGCTTAGTGGACAGCTTCATGTTCATGAGTTGGATTACAATGACCAATCTTATATCTTTGAAGAGTTAAGGCAGTTCATGAGTGAGAATAGAATCTTACCAGTTGCAGTTGGATATGACCGCTGGAATGCAAAAGAGCTTATCCGCTTAATTAATGACTATTACGGAGATATATGTCACGACATTCCACAAACGGTCAAGAGCTTATCCAATCCTTTAAAAGTGTATAAAGAAAAAGCTAAGATGGGGAAAATCATATTTGACGATCCTGTGGCAACTTGGAACCACGCAAATGTTCGTGTCAAGATAGATGCGAATAACAATGTGTTTCCAAATAAAGAAAAGGCAAAAGAAAAGATCGACGTATTTGCTAGTCAGTTAGATGCTTTTATTTGCTACGAAAATTTCAAGGAAGACTTGAGTTATTACTTTGATTGAGGTGAAGAATGAACAAATATATAAATAATCTAAGAGAGGTTTTTGCTAGGATTTTCAGACCAAGCAATAGAAAATCCACAAGAACCTATTTACAAAGAAATTTGAATTATTGGAGAAGAAATTCGATTTACTTAGACAATATCTACAATAAGATTTCAACAGATACTGCACAAGTTCGATTCAAGCATGTGAGAATCACTCGAAATCCGACAGGAGTTGATAAGATGGAGTGGTTTGAAAATAGTGATCTTGCAAATGTTTTATCTTTCTCTCCAAACCCCCTTGAAGTACCAGTTGTATTTTGGGCAAATGTAACAAGAGCTATGCTGAAAGATGGTGTTGCAGTCGTTGTTCCACGTTGGGGAAATGGTCGACTGATTGAAATTTGGCTTGCCAAGAAAACAATATCATGGACTGCAGAGAGAGTTGAAATCATGATTGATGATGTAGAGATTGAGTTGCCTCTTAGTGATGTATGGGTTTTTGAGAATCCTAAATTAAACGTGACAAGTCAACTAAACCAAATCACAGAACTAATTGATATCAACCTTGATGCGTTAACTGAGAAGTTAGGCAGAGGGAATTCAAAGTTGAGAGGATTCTTAAAATTACCAACTAAAGCAGCAGATGAACATTTGAAGAAGCAAGCTAAGAGTCGAGTTGAGGGCATGATGGAACTTGCTGCAAATGGTGGCATTGCCTATCTCGAGCAAGGTGAAGAGTTTATGGAACTAAACAAAGATTACTCAACCGCTTCTAAAGAAGAAATGGAGTTTCTGAAATCTCAACTTTATCATGCTCACGGGATTAATGAAAAATTGTTTACTTGTGACTACACAGAAGAACAATATAGAGCTTACTATTCAAGCGTCATGAAATTATATCAACGTGTATTCTCTGAAGAAATTAACAGAAAATATTTCACGAAGACGGCAAGGACACAAGGAAATAAGCTCTTGGTCTTCTTTGATATGGCTGACATGATTTCATTCAAGGATCTAGTAGAAGGTGGATTTAAATCTAAATACGCAGGTTTGATGAATTCAAATGAATTCCGTGAAACCTATCTAGGACTTCCAGGATATGAAGGTGGAGAGGTGTTCGAAACTAATCTAAATGCAGTTCGTATCGAGCCGAGTGAAAGTAATTAAAAATAGGGTGGGCGGTTGGCAGAAATTTTAAGAAAGGAGGTAGGCTATGGAAAAGTTAAAAACATTTGTAGTAAAGTCAGTTGAGGAAGAGTCAGCTGACTTTCATTTTGAGGCTTATGCCTCCACTTATGGCAATACAGACAGAGATGGTGATATGATGGCCAAGGGGTGTTTTGACAATACCCTGAAAACTAAGGCCGTCGTCCCTATGTGCTTAAATCACGACCGCAATCGTGTCATCGGTAAGCATGAGCTGTCGGTAGATGAAAAAGGTCTGCGAACACGGTCAACATTCAATCTAAGTGATCCAGAAGCTAAAAAAACCTATGACCTCATGAAGATGGGGGCACTGGATAGCCTTAGCATTGGATTTTTTATTAGTGATTATGAGCCAGTTGACGCTAAACAACCTTACGGTGGATGGATTTTTAAAGAAGTTGAAATCTTTGAAATATCTGTCGTGACCGTGCCAGCCAATCCTCAGGCAACCGTTGATAATATTAAGGAATTTGATATGTCTGTGGTTGACAAGCGAATCGCTCAGGCGAACATGAAGCAAGATATCATGAGTAAACTTGCAACAATTTAAAAAAGGAGAAAAAAATGAAAACACTAGTCGAATTGATGGAAGAACGACAAAAACAATCAGATGAGTTATCTGCGATCAAATTAAAAAAAGCTTCAATCGAAGAGAAATTGAAGTCAGCAACTATTGGAGAAGAAGAACTTGCACAGTTGAAATCTGATGCAGAAGAATTGGTATTAAAAGCAGAGGAATCCAAGAATACAATTTCTAACTTAGATGTTGAAATTGAAGAAAAAGAATACAATCTTAGTAAAGCTGCTAAATCTATTAAGGAAGTACAGAAAGGCAAGACACAAATGGAATACTTAAAAACAAAAGAAGCTGCACTTGATTTCGCTCGAATCCTCATGGATAACGAAGGAAGCTCAAACAGTGCACGCAAAGCATGGGAAGCAAATCTGGTTGAAAAAGGTGTGACTGATGTTAACAAAATCTTACCTGAACCAGTATTGATTGCTATTCAAAATGCATTTAATGATTACGACGGTATCCTGAACCATGTAACCAAAGATCCTCGTTATGCAGTACGTGTTGCGCTTCAAACGCAACAAGCAAAAGCTAAAGGTCATCAGAATGGCAAAACAAAGAAAGATGAATCTTTTGCATTTATCGACTATACAATCAACTCTGCAGCTGTCTACATCAAGTACAGTTTTGAGTATGCTGACTTGAAGAAGGATACAACAGGTGCTTACTTCAACTATGTGATGAATGAATTAGCACAAGGATTCATCCGAGCAGTTGAACGTGCTGTCGTTATCGGCGACGGTAAGAATAATGAAGATGATGACAAAATCACTGAAATTAAATCTATTGCAGAAGAAACACTTACTCAACTATTTGACACACAAGAAATCAGTGTTGACGGGGAATTTGACAATACTGTTTTAGAAAACCTCGTCAAAGGGATTGATAAACTTGCTGCAAATACAACACCAATTTTGGTAACTTCAAAAACCATTGCTCGTAAACTTAAAATGGTTAAGGATGGTGAAAAACGCTACATTGATCCACAACCATTCGCACCAATTTCACAAACAGGAAATATCATTGCTGGTTACCAAGTATATGTCTATGACTGGATGGAAGATGCGACTAACCCAATTATCGCATTTGCTGACAAGGCTTATAAGATGATTGGTGATGATGTCTCTGCTGACCGCTTTGAAGATTATGATGTAACGATGAATCGCCGTCATATCGAACTTGCTAGCGTGCTTGGTGGCCGACTTGGTCAGTACAAATCAGCTGTGAAATTCACAAAAGGTTGATTTTAAATAGAAAGGGGAGTCTAAAATGACAATCCTTAACCAAATTAAAGAAATGGTTGAAGTTGATGTCGAAGAAGAGATCTTCGACACTCAACTTTTAAGCTACATAAATAGTGGGATTTCATATCTAAAGAGAAACAACATTCCTATCACTCGCATCGATGAAGATAGCGAATTGACAGAATGGAATGAGATTGAAGAGGATGATAAAGAAACAATTTTAGATTGGTTACATTTGAGATGTGTTCAGAGATTTGATAAATCATTGATGACAGGAAACTCAACAACAATGAGCTGGATTGATGAAGAATTGACAAATATTCTCTATCAATTAAAAGCCATTTATGGAGTTAAATCATGAAATCATCTAGAACATCAATCATCCTTTGTTACGATAAGCGTACAGAGGTCGAAAAAGGTGTTTTTGAAAAACAAGTTGTAGAAAAGAAAGTCAAAGCTGAAAAAGAGAAGCTTTATCAACGTAGACTTGATAAAGCTTTGGCAGATGGTCAAGTTTTGACAGCAAGATTTCGGATACGTTCTAACTATGTGACAGATTCCTTAGACTACGTGAAGTACAAAGGGAAAGAGTACAAGGTAAATGTTGGAACTGAATCTGATGATGGCCACTACACGATAATTGAATTAGGAGAATTGAAATAATGGCTAAGAAGTTCTTCACCAGGCAAGAAATCCAAGAAATCCTAGAAAAAAACACTTTAAAATCAAAAGTGTTCTATATGGAACGTGAGGAAAAATCCTCTCCTGACAACGTTATTCTTTACTATCGTTTAACTCCTGGTAGTAGTATTACTGCTGATGACACAGTACACATGAGAAAAGTGACTATTCAAATCAGTCACTATCACAAGAAGAAACTAGACAGCATTGAGGAATTGATGTTGTCTAATTTTATGTGTGAACCTAGTCAGTTGAATCTAAAACAGCCTGATACAGATTACTTACTTACAACTTACAGAATTGAGGTATTCACAAGTGGGAAGTGGTAGCGTTAATGTGAAAACATTAAAAATCGATATCCAGAATCAAGTTTTAGAAATCATAGAAAAAGCAGGAAAAAGCACCGCTGGAGACATTAGAGACGGAAGTCCTAGAAGAAACGGAGTATATGAAAAAGGATGGACTCACGAGACCATTGAAGATATCGCTGTAGTATATAACAATGGGAAAGAGAAGTCGCTTGCTCACTTGTTAGAAAATGGCCACGCAACAAAAAATGGTGGATTTGTAGCACCTCAAGAACACATCAGACCAGCTTATCTCAAAAATAAAGAAATCTTTCTCAATAATATGAAATCAATAAAAATCAGACCAAATTAAGGAAGGAGTCACAATGACTTATAAATATGACACACGAGAGGTTACTCATGGCAATGCCATGGGCTTCTTTGCTAAGATTTCAAAAACAGAATCTGGCGCACTCGATCTAAAAACACCATATCCATTTACAGGATTGCGAAAAACATCTTTTGAAACTTCACAAGAATCAAATGCATACTACGCAGATAACGTGGAGCACGTCCGTCTTCAAGGTAAGAAATCAACTGAGGGATCAATCACGACTTATCAAATTCCTAAACAATTCATGATTGATCACTTGGGTAAAAAGCTGACAACTTCAACTCCTCCAGCGCTCATTGATACTGGTGTGAATGCGAATTTCATTTGGGGGTATGCTGAAACGGTTACAGATGAGTTTGGTTCTGAGGTTGAAGAGTTCCACATCTGGACTAATGTGAAAGCATCGGCTCCAAAAGGCAGCACTACAACAGATGAAAGCTCTGCTACACCAAAAGAAATCGAAATTCCATGTACTGCATCACCTAACAATTTTATTTTAGATTCAGATAAAAAACCTGTTTCAGAAATTGTATGGCGTGATACAGACAAGGGTGTTGTTCGTGCTAAATTTGATAAATTGTTCACTTCAAGTAACCCAACGAAATTGATTGATTTTATCAATGAAGCTTTAGGAACAACAGCAATCTTGCCAGGAGGCTAATATGATTAAAAAAGAGCTATCATTTATTACCTTTGATAGCTACGGGGAAGAAGTAGAGCGTACCGAAACGGTGCGCTTTCTTTATTCTCTGCCTGCTATCAAAATGTATGAACAACGGACTGGAAGAAACTTTTTTGACGACAATCAAAAAGCAATTAGCGTGTATACGCAACTTGCTTCTAAAACTGGAATCAAAACTGAATTATCAGACCTTTCTGATGATGAGAAGATTCAACTATTACCGTTGTTAATGGACCCTGATTTTATGAATTTCTTGACAGATGTGATTCCTTGTTTATACGGAGAAGTCGAAAACGGACGATTAGTCCAGAATGAATTGACTGCAGAAACAGCTTCGCTTGCTCCGTGGTTTGGCGATTTGCTAGACATCACCTTCTTCTCTGACTTGTTCTATGAATTTAATCGTAGCCGAGCGAAAGTACCTCAAGATAGAAAAAAGCCTCAACAGAAGTCATAACTTCTGAAAAAATTTATAAGGTTGTTTTTGAAAATAGGATGGATGTTTTTTGGGCAGAAAGTCAACATTTTAATTATTTGATGGGGACATTACATCAAATGAGTGTCAATGAAAATGAGAAGAAAACATTATCAAACGCAGAATTACTAAATGTAATGTCTGACTAAAAATGAAAGGAGGTAATCAATGGCAGAGACATTTGAAGGGCTGTATGTAAAATTTGGAGCTAATACAGTTGAATTTGAAAAATCTGTAAAAGGGATCAACAGCGCTCTTGCAAGTTTGAAAAAGGATTTCACAAATATCAACAAACAATTGAAAATGGATCCAGACAACGTTGAACTATTAACTAGAAAATTAACAAACTTACAAGAACAAGCCCGTGTTGGTGCTCTCAAAATACTTGAGCTCAAAAAACAACAAAAAGCCCTTGGAGAATCAGAAGTTGGTTCAGCACAGTGGAACAAACTACAGATTGAGATTGCCAAAGTAGAATCTCAAATGAAAGTTGTTGATAGAGCTATGGAATCAACAAAGAAAAGAATAGAGGATGTCGGAAATCCAAAGTCTATTTTAAATCTCAATAAAGAAATCAACAATGTCGCAAAAGAACTTGACATCGTCAACCAGAAGCTAGAATTAGATCCTAAAAATGTAGAGTTGTCCGAACAAAAAATGAAGTTATTAAGTAAACAATCTTCATTAGCCAAGGACAAGGTCCAGGAGTTGAAACGGAAACAAGCGGAATTAGGAAAGGAAAAAATCGGCACAGAAGAATGGCGACAACTTCAAAATGAAATTGGGCAAGCAGAAGTTGAAGTTTTAAAGATAGATAAAGCAATGGGGAATCTAGGGGATTCTAGCCGTTCAGCAACAGGAAGCATTAAGGAAGCTACAGGATACCTAAAAGCTGACGTAATGATGAACGTTGCTGAAAAAGCAGGACAACTAGGTCAAAAAATGGTTGATGCTGGAAAAAAAACAGTAGATGCATGGTCTGAGATTGACGAAGCAATGGATACTGTTACAACAAAAACTGGACTGACCGGAGAGGCCTTGTTAGGACTACAGGAAATTGCAAAAGGACTTGCCACATCGTTACCAGCGACTACATTTCAAGAATCTGCTGATGCAGTTGGTGAGCTCAATACACAATTTGGGCTTACTGGTGATACTTTGAAAGTTGCAGCAGAGTATTTATTAAAGTATTCAAAAATAACTGGAGAAGATATTTCAAACTCTGCAATAAATGCCAAAAAGGCAATCGATGCCTATGGACTATCCAATGAGGATTTAGCAAGAGTATTGGACTCAGTTACTAAAGTAGGCCAGGACACAGGTCAATCTTATGATTCAATTTTCCAAAAAGCTATAGACGGAGCTCCACAGATTAAGATGCTGGGATTATCTTTTGAAGAGGGAGCAACATTAATTGGTCGATTTGAAAAAAGCGGAATTGACTCTTCTGCTGCTTTATCTTCTCTTTCAAAAGCCGCAGTAAATTATGCCAAAGATGGGAAGTCCTTGACGGACGGATTGAACGAAACTGTCAATGCAATACAGAATTCGACTAGTGAAACAAAAGCTTTGAGTATTGCTTTGGAAGTTTTTGGGAGCAAGGCTGCACCACGTATGGTAGATGCAATACAACGTGGGGCCTTTAGTTTTAGTGATTTAGCTGAAGCAGCCAAATCCTCATCAGGGGCTGTCTCGACAACATTTGATGAGACGATAGATCCGATTGATAAACTAACTACATATTCCAACAAAGCGAAAGAAGGACTTGCCGAGGTAGGTGGTAAACTTCTAGAAACACTTATTCCAGCATTAGAACCACTGATTGACTTACTTGATAAGGCTGTTGAGTGGTTTACCAGTTTGAACGAAACCGATCAACAAACAATCGTTATTCTTGGACTTGTTACAACGGCCGTTATGACTTTACTTGGAGCTCTCGCTCCAATTGTTATTGCGATTGGGGCCATAGGAGCTCCAATCGGGATTGTCATCGCCGCAATAGTTGCAGCTATTGCCATCATAACTCTAATCATACAAGCAATTATGAATTGGGGAGAGATATCCGAATGGCTTCAAAATTTATGGGATGCATTTGCAATTTGGATTTCAGAATTATGGTCACAGATATCGACTACTGCAATAAGAGCATGGGAAGCGCTAGTTACATGGCTTTCAAATCTATGGACGAACATTATCGAGACAGGAAAAGCATTATGGACTGGCTTTGTGGCCGGGGTAACTGGAATTTTCCAAAATCTAGTTACAGGTGCACAGGCATTGTGGCAGAATTTCACTTCTTTTCTTTCGAATTTATGGACAAACTTGACAACTATGGGTTCAAACTTGTTCAGAGATTTAGGAAGTTCAATTTTTAATATTTTCAATGGGATCTTATCTACTGCTAGCAATATTTGGAACTCTATCAAATCAACTATTTCAAATGCTATTGATGGTGCTAAAAATGCAGTATCTAACGCTATCCAAGCTATTAAAAATCTATTTAATTTCAATATCAGTTGGCCGCACATTCCATTACCACACTTCTATGTAAGTGGTTCAGCAAACCCATTGGACTGGTTAAGTCAGGGCGTTCCAAGCATCGGTATTGAGTGGTATGCGAAGGGTGGTATCATGACCAAACCAACTTTATTTGGAATGAATGGAAATAGAGCAATGGTTGGTGGAGAAGCTGGCGCAGAAGCAATCCTTCCACTCAATAAGTCAACTCTTGGTGCCATTGGACAAAGTATAGCTAATACGATGAACACATCGAATAGAATCAATGTAAACTTCTCAGGGGTGACCATCCGAGAAGAAGCGGATTTGAATAGACTAGCTGACGCAGTTGGAACACGTATTGCTGAAGAACTACAAAGAAAAACTAATTTGAAAGGAGGTTTCTCATGACAAAAATTAATGAGTTAACCATCGACGGAGTGAAAACATCATCATTTAAATGTGAGATTCTTGTTGAAACACGACCACAAGTCATCGTATCCTCCTCAAAAACTAGTCTTTTAGAACATGATGGGATCAGTGGTGCAATTGTTCAATCAAATAGGCATCGTGGGTTGATTGAAAAAAGCTACCATATCAGCTTAATTAACCCAACAGATGAAGAGTTATACCGTTTTTCTTCTCTGTTAAATCGTGAAAAATTTTGGTTGGAGAATGAACAAGAGCCAAGCGTGAAATATTGGTGCTATAAAGTGGATGATTTCAAAATTATTAAAGATGATTTTGGTGCATGGACGGTGGATGTAAAATTTACTTGCCATCCTACAAAATACTTTAAAGGCTCCGATACACAGAGATTGACAAGAAGTGGGACCTTGACCGTTCAAGGTTCTGCTCTTGCCTTTCCTAAAATCACAATCGTTGGTCAGAGCGCTTCTGAGACTTCGTTTACAATCGCTGGTCAGGTCATTAGGCTTGAAAATCTCTCAGAATCGCTTGTAATGGTCAACAATCCAGACAATCCAAGTTTTAAGACCACAACAGGAAAGCCAGTTAAATGGTCAGGGGATTTTATCACAGTTGATCCAGCGAAAGTGAAGAACGTTGGGGTTGTTCTAGGTCAAGGTATTCAATCGCTTGAAGTCGAGACGATTTGGGGGTGGGCATAATTGCTTTATCTACTTAATAAAGATGTGAGAACCGTTCGGTGGAACGGGGAGCCACTTCATGAAGCAACTTCGGCAATTGTGAAAGAGATTATGAATGGCGATTTCACCTTAACTGTGAAATATCCTATTTCTGACTCTGGTATCTATCAACTTATTCAAGAAGATATGTTGATAAAAGCGCCGACTCCTGTTCTTGGTGCGCAGCTATTTCGCATTAAGAAACCTATCGAACACAATGATCATCTGGAAATCACAGCCTATCACATTTCAGACGATGTGATGCAACGGTCTATCACGCCAGTGAGTGTGACTAGTCAGAGCTGTGGCATGGCTCTTTTTCGCATGGTTCAAAACACCAAAACCGCTTTGGGAGCTTTTTCTTTCAATAGCGATATCCAGGATCGTAGGAGCTTCAACACGACTGAAACAGAAACTCTGTACTCTGTATTGTTGGACGGTAAGCACAGCATTGTTGGTACATGGGAAGGAGAGCTGGTTCGTGATAACTTTGCGATGACTGTCAAGAAGAGTCGTGGCGAGAATCGTGGTGTTGTTATTACAACGCACAAAAATCTGAAGGACTACCAACGTTCAAAAAATAGTCAGAATGTTGTCACAAGAATTCACGCAAAGTCGACTTTTAAACCTGAAGGTGCTGAAAAAGAAACGACTATCAGAGTGACTGTTGATAGTCCTCTTATCAACTCATACCCTTATATCAATGAAAAGGAGTATGAGAACAACAATGCTAAAACTGTTGAAGAGTTGCAGAACTGGGCACAATCTAAGTTCTCAAATGATGGAATTGACAAGGTCTCTGATGCTATCAAGATTGAAGCTTATGAACTTGATGGGCAAGTGGTCCATATGGGCGACACGGTCAATCTCAAGAGTCGGAAGCATAATGTCGATGCATTCAAGAAAGCTATCGCTTATGAGTTCGATGCCTTAAAAGAAGAGTACATTTCTCTGACTTTCGACGATAAGGCAGGCACTGGTGGCTCTAGGGCCTCTGGTGGCTTATCTAGTGCAGCGGATGCAATCCTTGGTGTGACAGAATCAGCTCAAGAAATTGCCCTTGAAAAAGCTCTTCAAAATGCTGATTTAGACTTTGATCATAAAGCAGGTAAATTAAGACAGGAAATTTCTGACGGCATCGAACTGGCCAAAGCAAGAGCTGAAGAAGTCAAGCGTCAACTCTCTGATACTATCGACCAAAGATTTAACAGTTTTGATATTTCTGGCATCGCAGAAGCTAACCGCAAAGCTGAAGAAGCTTTAGAAAAATCTGGTGCTAACACATCACTTATCGATGAAGCTCTTTCTATCGGAAGAAAAACCAGAATGAGACTTGATAGACTTAAGCGAGATTTTGAAAGTGCAGGTGAAATCACTGACAATCTTTTAGGAGAAATAGACAGAAACTTAAAAAAAGAAATCAATACGACTTCTGAATATCGTAGGACAACAGACGAAATGTTGAGTCGTATGACTGGCCAGATGGACGGATTTGCGACAAAGAGTGAGGTTAAGCAAGATATTTCTGGGCTAACAGAAACATTTGCGAAACTGAAAATTGACACAAACAATTTGATTTCTGGAACTAAAAGTGAAATTACTGCTGCTAAAACCGAATTTAAGAAAACTGCTGAAGGCTTATCTACTAAAATGTTGGCAGTTGAACGTTACGTTAGCCAAGATGGCCAGCGACAAGAAGCCTTGCAGCGATATGCTCGTGATGAGAGTGCTAAGCAAGTCACAGCTGTCCGTGAGCTAGTCACGAGGGATTATGTAGGCAAAACAACTTATCAAGAAGATGTCCGCGGAATCAATCAACGAATCGAAGAAGCCAAGAGAAATGCAAGCAATGAACTTACAACACGACTTGCGAATTATCGTCAGACAGTTGATGGCAAGTTCACAGATATTTCTAGTCAAGTCACGACTTATAAGCAGGTTGCAGATGGTCAAATCAGTAACTTGTCAAATCGTCTCACAACTGAAAAGCAAGGAACTGATGGTAAGATCGCAAACCTTACTAATCAAGTAACGAATAACAAAGCCAGCTCTGACAACCAGATTGCTAACCTTTCAAATCAATTGGCCAAAAAGGTTGAAATCACAGATTTTCAAAGGGTTAGAGAGACTAGTCAACTCTACGAGCGTATTTTAGGGACAACTGAACAAGGTTTGCCAGACAAGGTTTCAAGACTGGTTATGTCTAGTAGTATTTTTCAGACGGAAGTAGGAAATTTCTTTGCTAGCGATAACAACCTAATTGTGAACTCTGAATCTCTTGATAAACACATGCTTGTAGGTCAACGATCAGGAGTTTCATCAGGTCCTCAAAACGGGATATTTACTATCAACGCAGTAGGCTTAACTAGCTTCAATTGGAGCGGGTTCACGTTACCGATTTATGTTCCAAAAATCTTAAAAGGCGAAGTATACACGCTTAGCTTTAAATATAAAATCAAGCGTAAACTAGACCATGAATTTCGTGTAGCTATAAAGAACCATGTAAAAAACAAGGAAGTTCTTCAGAAAGTCGTAGCAAATCCGAGCGACCCAATTTCTTCGGATTGGATTGAATTTCAAGCGACATCCACGATGAATGAAGACTTTGATTTTGGAACAAGCAAGGACTATCCGCTTTATTTCTATCTCGTCCAAAATGGCTATGTGGAGATTAAAGAGCCTATGCTCGTGAGAGGAGCAAAATCTAGCTCATACAAACCAAGTCAATTCGACGATGCTTATAGAGCCACAGAAAACGCTAAGCAATTGGCAGAGAATGCCCAAGCTAAAGCTGTTCAGGTAGCAAAACAGGTAAATCAGACTCAACAGATCGCAGAAGCGACTAGAACACGAGTGAATCAGCTAGCTGGTTCATGGGCCGTTCAGAATTTGACAAGAGCAGGCTCAATCATTTCACAAATAAATGCGACTAATAATCAGATTTTGATTGAGGCCGAAAAGATTCGCTTAAAGGGTAAGACCTTGCTGGACGAACTCACGGCTATTCAAGGTTACTTCAAGCGCTTGTTTGTGGGTGAAGGTACGTTCGCGACTCTGAATGCGGATGTTATACGAGCGAATTCAATTACTGCTGATAAGCTCATATTTGACCAGGCGATGGCGAATAAATTTACAGCAAATAATTTACTCGCAGACTCGCTCTTTGCTAAACAAGCCTTTATTAACCGAGTTCAGAGTGTTGCGATTGATGCAAGTCAAGTCCGCTCAGGTATTTTAAGCGGTGATAGGATTTACGGTGGAACGATTAGAGGGGCCAGCATCTATGGTGGAACAT